GAAAAATTTATTTGATAAGATATTTTAAAAGAACAGCCTGCCGAATTTTTCGGCAGGCTGTTCCTACATTTACGTTATGTTTAATTAGATACGAGCTTGTATGGCTTTACTTTCTTCTTCGTAACCGGGTTTATTGAGCAAAGCGAACATATTGCGTTTGTATGCTTCAACTCCCGGTTGGTTAAACGGGTTTACGCCCAAAATATAACCGCTAATGCCGCAGGCTTTTTCGAAGAAGTAAATCAGTTGTCCCAAATAGAGTTCCGATAATTCGGGTATTTCTATTTTTAGGTTGGGGACTCCGCCGTCTACGTGAGCTATTTGAGTCCCAAGTTCGGCCATTTTGTTTACTTCGTCCACTCTCTTTCCCGACAGGAAATTCAGCCCGTCCAGATTATCCTTGTCGGAAGGGATATTTACCGTATGTTTCATTTTGGCAACCGAAAGAACGGTTTCGAAGATGGTTCTTTCACCTTCCTGAATCCATTGTCCCATCGAATGTAAATCGGTCGTGAAGTCGACTGATGCCGGATAGATTCCGAGGTTTTCTTTTCCTTCGCTTTCTCCGTAGAGTTGTTTCCACCATTCTGCGAAGAAGTGTAATTTAGGATTGAAGTTGACGAGGATTTCTATTTTCTTCCCGCTTTGATATAAAGCATTTCGGGTGGCAGCATAAATAGCTGCGGGGTTTTTCTCGAAAGGAATATCTTCTCCACACGCTTTTTCCATAGCTACCGCTCCGGAAACCAGCGTTCTGATGTCGAATCCGGCTATGGCAATAGGCAATAGTCCTACGGGAGTGAGTACCGAGAAACGGCCTCCTACGTTGTCGGCAATGACAAAAGTTTTGTATCCTTCGGTGTCGGCCAGTTTACGCAATGCACCTTTTTTTGCATCGGTTATGGCGATGATACGATGTTTGGCTTCGTCTTTTCCTACTTGTGCTTCGAGCTGTTCTTTCAACAATCGGAAAGCGATGGCGGGTTCTGTCGTCGTTCCCGATTTTGAAATGACGACGATACCAAAAGATTTGTTTTTCAGGAGGGTTTGCAGTTCAAACAAATAGTCTTCGCCGATGTTGTGTCCGGCAAACAGTACGAGCGGATTTTTATGTTCCGAGCGAAGAAATTCGAATGAGTCGGATAGAGCCTCGATAACAGCTTTGGCTCCGAGGTAGCTACCTCCGATACCAATGACTACTACTATTTCGCAACGGTCTTTCAATTGTTTTGCAGCAGCTTCGAGGTCTGCTAAATGGGCTTCTGTTATTTCGGAGGGTAGATGCAGCCACCCTAAAAAGTCATTTCCTTTACCCGTACCTTTGTGCAGCATTTCCATGCCGCTTTTCGCTTTGTCTTCCAATGCGAATACATCGCTTTTGGATACAGTGCCTAATGCTTTTTCAATGTTCAATTCGATTGATTTCATAGTTTCACTATATTAGTTGTATTACAGAAATGTATCATATATACTTTCAATGGCGTGCCGGGGCAATACTTTTTTGTAGAGTATATCATAAACACATTGCAGTATGGGCATGTTCACCTTGTATCGTTCGTTTATTTCATAAATGCATTTCGTGCCGAAATATCCTTCGGCAATCATCTCCATTTCCATTTTTGCGGCGCTGACGGAGTAACCGCGTCCTATCATGGAACCGAAATTGTGATTGCGGCTGAACCGGGAATAGGCGGTAACCAAAAGGTCTCCTAAATATACCGAGTCGCTGATATTTCTGCCCCGACATGGGGAGACTGCTTGTAAAAAACGATCCATTTCGTTCAAGGCGTTGGATACGAGCATAGCTTGAAAATTATCTCCGCTCTTCATACCATGACAAATCCCGGCGGCTATGGCATAGACGTTTTTTAATACGGCAGAATATTCAATGCCTTTTACATCGGAGGAGATAATGGTTTTCAGTTTGGGGCTCGCTAATATGTCGGCGAAACTTCTCGCTTTTTGCAGATCGTTACACCCGATGGTGAGATAGGAGAGCCGTTCGAGCGCTACTTCCTCGGCATGGCATGGCCCCCCGATTACGGCCAAGTGGGATTCCGGCACGTGATAGAAATTGTGCAGGTATTCGGTGACGATCATATTTTCGTCGGGAACGATTCCTTTTATCGCTGTCACGACAAATTTTTTACTGATGTCGGCCGACAGTTTCTTTAAATGGGACTTCATGTAGGGCGATGGAGTCACCAAGAGCAATGTGTCGGCCGCATCGGCGATTTCGTTGATGTCGGAACTGAAATGTATTCGAGATGTGTCGAATGTGACATCGGACAAATATACAGGATTGTGACCTGTTTGTTTGAAATCGGCGATACGGTCGTCTCGACGCATGTACCATAGGATATTATCGGCATTATTAAGCGCCAGCTTTGCCAAAGCTGTCGCCCAACTGCCACCTCCCATGATCGCTATTTTACCGGGTATAGGCATGTTCGATTATCGTTTTGCGTTTTCTACCCATTCTTTTACATCGTCGATCGTAGGGTTAGCCAGTTCGAGCTTGTATTTTTTGTTAATGCCGCAGATTTCTTGATGCATTTTGTTCGGATTGGCTTCTGCTACGTCGGCTACGGTGAGGTATCCTGCTTTTTGAATGGGAGCGACCCATTCGGCAGGAATGTTTATGGTGGTATAGGCCGCTTCGTTATCTCGTTTTTGAACTTTCTCGGGGCGCATTTGCGGGAAGAGGAGAACTTCTTGTATGGTGGTTTGTCCGGTCATGAGCATGACGAGGCGGTCCATGCCTATTCCCATACCCGATGTGGGCGGCATGCCGTATTCGAGAGCCCGGATAAAGTCATTGTCGATGAACATGGCTTCGTCGTCTCCTTTTTCGGAGAGGCGGAGTTGTTCTTCGAAACGCAACCGTTGGTCGATGGGGTCGTTCAACTCGGAGTAGGCGTTGCAGAGTTCTTTCCCGTTTACCATTAGTTCGAAACGTTCGGTCAGTTCGGGGTTGTTCCGATGACGTTTGGTGAGCGGCGACATTTCGATGGGATAATCGGTGATGAAGGTGGGTTGTATGTAATGGCCTTCGCATTTCTCGCCGAATATTTCGTCGATGATTTTTCCTTTGCCCATTGTTTCGTCGACCTCGACCCCGATTTTTTTGCAAACTTCGCGCAATTGTGCTTCGTCCATGCCGCTGATGTCGATACCCGTGTGTTCCTTGATGGCGTCGAGCATAGTGATACGCTTGAACGGAGTTTTGAAATTGATCGTGTTTTCACCGACCTTGACTTCGGTAGTACCGTTTACGTCGAGACAGATTTTTTCTAACATTTTTTCGGTGAAATCCATCATCCAGTTGTAGTCTTTGTAGGAGACATAGATTTCCATACAGGTAAATTCCGGATTGTGCGTTCTGTCCATGCCTTCGTTGCGGAAGTTTTTGGAAAATTCGTACACTCCTTCGAAGCCTCCGACAATCAGCCGTTTCAAATATAATTCATCGGCGATACGCAAATATAGAGGTATGTCGAGCGCATTGTGGTGGGTGATGAACGGACGGGCGGCCGCACCTCCGGGTATCGATTGCAGAATGGGTGTTTCGACTTCCAGATATCCGCGAGAGTTGAAATATTCCCGCATGGAGGTGTACACTTTGTTCCGTTTGATGAATATATCTTTTACTCCTTCGTTTACCACCAAGTCTACATAGCGTTGGCGATAACGGAGCTCGGGGTCTTCGAAAGCATCGTAGGCTACCCCGTCTTTCATCTTTACGATGGGAAGGGGGCGTATCGATTTGGCGAGTACTGTCAGCTCTTGCGCATGAACCGTTATTTCTCCCATTTGGGTGCGGAATACAAATCCGCGAATACCGATGAAATCGCCGATGTCGAGCAGCTTTTTGAATACGGTATTGTATAATTCTTTATCTTCTCCCGGGCAGAGGTCGTCACGCGAAATATAAACTTGGATACGGCCCTCCGAGTCTTTCAACTCGATGAATGAGGCTTTACCCATGATACGCCGACTCATAATACGTCCGGCTATGGCTACCTGACGAGGAGTTTCCGCACCATCGACGAAATTATTTTTTATTTCCTGAGAATAGGCGTTTACAGGATATTCGGCAGCAGGGTAGGGTTCTATGCCCAATTTGCGCATTTCGTCGAGACTGTTACGACGAATGATCTCTTGTTCGCTTAGGTCGAGAATATTCATAGGTATATGTTTGTAAATTTTCGCAAAAATACAAAACTTTGAGCTAATCCGGCTATGTTTGGCGTAAATTATTGTTATCGAGCGACTGTTATCCCGATGTAAAGTTTATGTTTTCGTGGTATCGTTTTCATCGTCGGAGGGGACCATAATATCGGACTTGTTTTTTAACCATTTGAAGATGTTGATTCGCAGTTTGCTTCCCCGGGCTTCGAAGTAATTGTTGAAACACGAATTGATTTCACAGCCATACACCACTAACAGCACAAGTGCCGGTAATATGGGAATCCCGAACGGTGTGCCGAACGCTTCGCCAAAGCTCGTGGCGACCAGTATCCAGCGAAGATAATCGATGATTTTGTTTGCGCTTCGGCGTATCGCCCTGCTTTTGCGTATGGTTTCGCCCCTATGCCGTGCTGCTTCGATCCCGAATTTCAAGTCGGCCAAAACCAATGCGAATGCAGCTAATAGAAACCAACGTATGGGTGAGATAAAATCGGCGGCCCAAGAAAGATACGACACGAGCGAGCCGTTGATGAGATTGCGTTCGTCCATAATTTAAAATTGTATTCAAATGTTTCGACGGCAAATTTCGTATCGGGAAGCGGGGAATACATGTCTTGTTTATAAAAAATGAGAAATAAAAGTTTCTTTTCTTTTCGATATGTGACTATTTTTGTTATTTTTGCTTTTGTTTATCATTGCATTTTACAGAGTAATAATAAAATAAAGTTAACCTTATGAACATTTTCCAAAAGTGCATTTCCCTTTTCATTGCGGTCATGACGGTATTTGCGGCCCAAGCTAAAAATTATGAAGTAGCTTCGCCCTCGGGAGATTTAAGAGCGGTCGTATCGGTAACGAATTCCGGGACGACTCTAAGCGTGTTTGCCGGAGAAACAGAGGTTTTGGCTCCGTCTCCTATATCCCTCACGATAAAAGAAAATAACGAGTCTCGAACAAAAGTTTTATGGGGCATGAATTCCAAGCAACCCAAAGTTCGCAGGAGTTTTGTAGACGAGATGATTCCGGCACCTGTTTATAAACGTTTTCAAGTGAAGGATCGTTATAATCAGATGGTTTTGACATCGGGAAAACAGGGGTTGGTCGTGCGGGCTTATGACGATGGAATAGCATATCGATTGACTTATAAAAATAATATCCCTTATACGGTATATAACGAACAAGCCGATTTTACATTTCCCGCCGATTATCCGATGTACGCTAGCTATGTGAAACGTGGAGACGATGGCGATTTCGAGTCGCAGTATATCAACTCGTTCGAGAATACTTATGAACATGAATCTATTACCAAATTTAAATCGTCGCGCCTTTTATTTCTTCCTGTGTTGGTAGAGTTGCCTCATGGAATGAAAGTGTGTATAACCGAAGCCGACTTGGATAATTATCCGGGTATGTATTTGGTGGGTGGAGGCGATACTCCGGTCCTTGCGTCGCACTTTGCGCCGGTTCCGAAAACGACGGTTCAAGGGGGACATAACATGTTACAAAAGTTTGTTACTTCCCGAGAAGAATATATTGCTCGTGATGCCAATGCCCAGCTTCCGTGGCGGGTGATTGCCGTTGCCGGTAATGATGCAGAGTTGGCCGCCAGTGATATCGTGTTCCGTTTGGGGAAACCTTTGCGTATCGCCGATACTTCGTGGATAAAACCGGGTAAGGTGGCTTGGGATTGGTGGAATGCGTGGAATCTCTACGGGGTAGATTTTCGTGCCGGAATCAATAACGAGACGTATAAATATTATATCGATTTTGCTGCGGAGAACGGGATAGAATATGTGATTCTCGACGAGGGGTGGGCTGTGAATAAAAAGGCCGATTTAATGCAGGTCGTTCCTGAAATAGATTTGCCTGAATTGGTAACGTATGCCGACGGGAAAAATGTCGGTTTGATTCTTTGGGCCGGATATTGGGCTTTCCATCGGGATATGGAAAATGTCGTGAAGCATTATGCCGATATGGGGATAAAAGGGTTCAAAGTAGATTTTATGGATAGGGACGACCAAGAGATGGTGCGGTTTATCAATGAGGCTTCGGAATTGTGCGCCCGTTATAATATGTTGGTGGATTTTCATGGAATGTACAAACCTACGGGAGCGCAACGTACATGGCCCAATGTGATCAACTATGAAGGCGTGAATGGTTTGGAACAATTGAAATGGAGCCCGAAAGGATATGACCAAGTGACTTACGATGTACAGATTCCTTTTATTCGTCAGTTTGCCGGACCTATGGACTATACGCAGGGAGCTATGCGCAATGCAATCAAGAAGAATTATAATCCGGTGAATAGTGAGCCGATGAGTCAGGGCACACGCTGTCGTCAGTTGGCTACGTATGTTATTTTTGATTCTCCGTTGAATATGTTGTGCGACAATCCTTCGAATTACAAGAGAGAACCGGAGTGTACCGCTTTCATAGCCCGCATCCCGACTGTGTGGGACGAAACTTTGGGGCTTGACGGGAAAGTGGGCGAATATATTACGATGGCGAGGCGCTCGGGCGATGAGTGGTACGTAGGAGGTTTGACAAACTGGGATAAACGGGATATAACTGTCGATCTCTCATTTTTGGGAGAGGGCTTTTATGAGATAGAGCTGTTCAAGGACGGTATAAATGCCGACCGTGCCGCTTGCGATTATAAACGGGTAGTAATGCCTGTTCCCGAAGACCGACAGTTGAAGGTCACTTTATTCCCCGGTGGCGGTTTTGCCGGCCGTATCGAGAGACGGTAGATAGCATGAAATACAGCAAGCGGAGCTTCGAGAAAAAGCTCCGCTTGTTTTTTTATTGGGTTTATAAATCGTCCATAGCTTCATTGGAAACGACTTCTCCGTTTATTTTGTCGAAGTATTCCAATAAGACAAAACAATTTTCATAACCTTGGTGGGAAATAGATAGTTGAATGCTCCCTTTGGAGGTTTCAAATGAGGTTTGATATTTGCACCGGTCAAATTTAACAAAATGCATTCTTGTTCTATCATCATCGGGCTCGTAAGATTGGAATTCTTCTACACAAACAGCGGGTTCTCCATATTTTTGTGATAGCATGTCTTTTATTGTAAAGTAATTGTCTGATAAAGAAGACCATGTTTCGCAAGAAGGGAATGTGACTGCCGCCTTACAAACTAAATCTTTTTGTTTTAAAGATACAATGCCGATTGTACAATCTTTATAAGCGGCGAATTCTCCCATAAATATAGCGACGCCATTTTCTTTACCAATATAGGTAAGATTTTGTGTTTTCAATTTTTGGACAAAAGAATCTAAACTGCCATCAATGGGAATACCCTTGAATGTAAGATGTTCGGATTCTGTTTGTGCGAAAGTTATTGATGAAATAATTGCGCAGCATAGTAATAAAATTATTTTTCTCATGGCTGTATGTTTTAAAGATTAGTAGAATTTTGAGTTGGATTTATAGGAATAACAAGCCTTTGGTCGGCATCGATAGCCCATTGCACTTGCCACATTCTGCCATCGTGTTGGTCGAGGAGAATGAATGTGTACATGTTTTTTGTGGAATAAAGGGTGAATCGCCCGTTCCCTGCACTGTCGTTTCCGGCAAGGTAATTTTCGTTTAGCACGACTTCCATTCGGTCGTCGCCTTGAATGTCGTATTGTACTTGCCACATGCGACCGTTGCGGGTATCCAGCTTGATAAAAGTCCACATATTGGTGGTGGGGAATAATTGGAATGCCGGGGCAGCATTGCTTTGTTGTTTCGGCTTGTCTTCGGGTGTAGAACAAGCCATCAGTCCTGTTAAGAACAAAATGAATAAAAGGGTTGTCTTTTTCATAATTATATAGTTAAATGGTTAGAAATCTATTGTATAGGAGGCTTCGTCGCTCCCTTCATTGGGGAATGTACCGGATTTTAATATTGGGATAATTCTTTTCATTTTTTTCGATTGGTTTAAATATGGAAAAGGCGTGTAACCATTCTTCGCTTGTTTTCATCTTTGGTTACCGCCAAGTGACCATATTCCACAACAAGCACAGAACAGCTCACGCCTTTGGAGCGTGAACTTTCGATCTGCTTGTTCTCGTGGAATGAATATTTGGCGGTATTCAAGATGAAAGAGAACAAGAGCTGAAAGCTCGATTTTATTTTAAGTGTCCGAACGGGAAACGCTTATCCGGGTGTTTATACATCGGGTTAATTGCATTTATGAGGATTCTATACTGTCGTACACAAATCCCGTTGTTTCGTTCGTGTTTTTTTATTTGTTTTCTCCTTTCTTCTTTTAGGGTTTATACTCGATTGAATGATTTCAAAAACAGTTTATTAACGACTGTTCAAATACAAAAATAGGAAAAAATGATAAAACAGTATCTGTATCGCTTAATTTTTTTGCAAATACGGTTCGATGTGGATATTGACCTGCGTTCTTTTCCCGAAAGTGGTTTTGAGCGATTCTTCCACTTGTGTGGCGATGTCGTGCGCTTTGACGATAGACGAATCGGGGTCGACTTTGATGTGCATGTCGATGATGAATGTGTTTCCGTTTTTGCGCGTGCGCAGGTTGTGGAATGCGATGACTCCGGGTGTCTGTTGTATTTTCTCGGCAATATTTTGTTCCACTTCTTCGGGGAGGGACATTTCGAGAAGTTCTTGTATGCTGGGGCGGGCGAGCTTATAAGCGACTCCAAAGATAAATATTCCTACGACGAGAGAGGTTATGGGATCAAGCACACGCCAGCGTTCACCCAGAAACATGGCTCCCGATATGCCTATGAGGGTTCCTATCGAGGAGAAAGCGTCGGAACGGTGATGCCAGCCGTTGGCAATGACAGCCGGACTGTCGATGTTGCGCCCGATTGTGATCGTGTACCAATATAGGCCTTCTTTTACGATGATGGAAACAGCTGCCATAGCGAGAGCCAAATAGGTGGGACGTTCGATAATTTCCCCGTTGAGGACTTCGTATATTTTGATGCTTCCCGAATAAAATATTCCAATGGCGACGACGAAGAGAGCAAAGCTGATGAGCATGGTGGCAAAGGTTTCGAATTTACCATGTCCGTAAGGGTGGTCGCTGTCTTCGTTTTTCGATGAGATTTTAATGAAGATGATAACGATGAAATCTGTGATAAAATCGGATAAGGAGTGTATGCCGTCTGCAACCATGGCACTACTTCGCCCCCATATGCCGGCTATGATTTTTGCGGCAGACAAGATGAGATTGGTAAAAAATCCCACCCAAGTGACCCGTGCGGCTTTTTTCTCCCGGATTACATTCGAGATGTCGTCTTTTCCGTCCATAATGGTGTAATGTTGCTGTACAAATGTAAGGCGTTTCGGGGCTATTTCGTATCGTCTGCTCTGTGTTATCGTTTAATTTATAACGGTTCTACTTAGCCTGTTTACTGTCGTAACAGTTCGAGACCATGCGAAAAGAAATGATTGCAAGAGCGTTTTTTTGTCGGTGAAACTTTACGATTTGTTTTGAACTACGGGATTGAATTTTTATATTTGACAGAGATTTAATCGTATCTGTATGCACGTCGAATCGTTTCATATACGCAGGCGGGTGATGCCGCCTCACCGGGGCGCGTTGTTGGTGGCGGAGCCATTTTTGGACGAAGGGTGTTTCCGCCGAGCGGTTATTTGTTTGGCCGAATATTCGGAGAAGGGTGCGGTGGGGTTTGTGTTGAATAGCCCTACGAGATATGTTCTGAGTGAATTGTTAGAGGGAGAGAACGATATACCTTCCATTCCGGTTTTTTGTGGAGGGCCGGTAGGAACGGATCATTTGTTTTTCTTGCACGATATAGCGTCATTGCCCGGTGCAGTGGAGGTTTCGACGGGCTTGTTCGCTAATGGGGATTTCGATATGCTGCTCGATTTTTTGAGAAGCGACTCTACGGTGCAAAAGCATGTGAAGTTTTTGATCGGGTATAGCGGTTGGTCGGCCGGGCAGCTCGACGGGGAATTAAAACAGGAGTCGTGGGCTGTGACGACTATGTCTTCGCCGGGCGATTGTCTCGCGGCCGAAGATGATGCTTTTTGGAGAGAGATAGTAAAGGGTATGGGGGACGGATATAAGTTGTGGCTAAATTCCCCGCAGGAACCTTCGCTTAATTAGAGTCCTCTGATGAATTAGGCGCTTATTCCCGATTGAATTTTTGAAATATCAGAGCATCGGCATATCCCTGAGGCAACCGTATCCAGTCTTTTAAGCGTGTGCTTTCGTGAAATCCGCATGTCCTGAAAAGCGCTATGCTGGCTGTGTTACAAACGGGAATATGTACATATAATTGATGCAGGTGTAAAAAACGGAAAGCATATTCTACGAATGTTTCGAGGGCATCTCGTCCGAATCCTTGTCGTTTGTGACCGGGATCGATGAGGAGACCTATCGCTGCTTTACGGTTTGTGATATCGTAGTCGAAACAGTCTATCGCACCGATAACTTGGCGACTCTCTTTTCGCATGATTATGAGCCTTAATTGTTTGTCCCGAGTGATGTCGGCCGTATAGTTTTCGATGTATTGTTTCAACAGATAACGCGAGAAGGGCGATACGGTACTTCCGTATATCCACAGGGACGAATCATTTTCCCAGCGGTAAAGGGCATCGAGGTCTTCGGGTTCTACCGCTCGCAGTTCTATTTGTTTGCCGGTGAGGTAGTTCATGGTTTCGTATAGGTTTGTTGGGGTGAAATGATGATTTCTGAGTCGGGAGTATAGATGAGGAAATGGTTACGGACGTCGCTTTTTGATTGTATGGTTTCTATGATTTCCCGATAGGAAAGTAGTCCCGAATCTAATATGATATGCCGGTCGTCTTGTCGTTCAGATGACGACGGAATTTCATCGGCTGACCATATAGGCGTGTAGTGTTTTATACCCGGAATCAATCGGGCTATGGTTTGCGGGGTGCGGGAGAGAATATACCATTTTCCTTTCTCTTTCTTATCGGTTTTTCCATGCTTATGAAACGGAAAGGAGACGGCTCGGTAAGCAGCGGCTAACGAGGCTCGGAAGAATATAGAGGATTTTACGGCGAGGTAATACCCTTTGCTGTAATGCGGGTAATGCTTTTTGAAAAAAATGAGCATGGCTTCATAAAAGACACGGACGTATCGCAGGCTTCCTTTTTTCGTGCTCTCTCCTTTGTAATGTATAATAGGAGTCGGCAGGAAGTAATTGGTGTATCCTGCAAGGACGAGCCGATAGGAGAGATCGATGTCTTCGCCGTACATGAAAAAACTTTCGTCGAGTAGCCCGCTTTTGTCCAGTGTTTCACGTCTCATGAACATGAATGCACCCGAAAGAATGTCTATGGGGTGGCATTCGTCGGGAGAGAGGTATTTCATGTGATAACGGCCGAAAATGCGGGAATGGGGGAATAATGCCGAGAGCCCGAAAATCTTGCAGAACGATACCCACGGAGTGGGGAATCCTCTTTTGGATTCCGGTAGAAACCGTCCGTCACCATCGAGCATTTTTACCCCGGTTCCTCCGGCTTCGGGGTGAGCTTCCATAAATTGGAAAACTTCGTATAACGTATTTTCGGCTATTACAGTGTCGGGGTTAAGTAACAGAACATATTTCCCGGTGGATTGTTCGATGGCTTGGTTATTGGCTCGTGCGAATCCTACGTTTTCGGTATTGGCGATGAATCGGACTTCGGGAAACCGGGGTATGAGGTAATCGAGCGAGTCATCTTGCGAGTGGTTGTCCACGACAAAGATCTCGACTTCCATCGGGTATGTCTTTAATGCAGCCCGTACCGACCGAAGCGATTGCTCCAAAAAGTATTTTACACGGTAATTGACAATAACGACACTGATTTTTACCACAAGACAGAATCTCTAATATTATAATGTATAACGGCAGTCTAATGAAAATAGTATAATATTATCCTTTGAAACTTTCGCTGAATAACGTGCGGTTGAGAATGGAACGCCCCAATGTGATTTCGTCGGTGTATTCCAGCTCTCCGCCTATGGATACTCCTCTGGCGATGATGGTGATTTTAACATCGAACGGAGCCAACTTCCTGAATATGTAGAAATTGGTCGTGTCGCCTTCCATCGTGGCGCTGAGTGCGAGTATTACCTCTTTTATTCCACCGGAGGCGACTCGGTCTACCAAACTTTCGATTTCGAGGTCGGCCGGACCTATGCCGTCCATCGGGGAGATGACCCCCCCCAATACGTGATAAAGCCCGTGGAATTGGCGAGTGTTCTCGACTACCATCACCTCTTTCACATTCTCGACAACGCACAACGTGGAGGCATCGCGCGAAGGGTCGCCACAAATGGTACAGGTATCCGAGTCGGATATGTTATGGCAAATGTGGCAACGTTTGATTTCTTTGCATAACTTGATAATGGTATTACCGAATTTTTCGGCTTCGCCCTCTTCTTGTCTTAACAAATGCAGAACCAAACGTAAAGCCGTTTTCCTACCGATACCCGGTAGTTTGGCAAATTCGTTTACCGCATTTTCGAGAAGAATAGAAGAATATTGTTGGTCCATAAGGGTTGTTCCTTTTCACGAGTTTGCAAATATAGTAAAAGGTGAGTGCAGAGGCAAACCGAAATCTTATTTCTGACTTGACTATGCCGAACCGCATCCTATATTCGTATCTACAAATATAGGAAGAACTTGCGTAATAATGGCAGGATAAGGGTGAAATTTGATAAGTGGTTGGTACATATACCATTTTTGTGTTACCTCACCATATTGTTAATTTCGGCAGAAGGAGCCGTATATGGTGGGTATTAGAGAAAGAAATGCTACCTATCCGTTGCCTTTTTATGGAAGGGAAAGTTGGTAGAAACAGCATCTTTAATCTCTTGCACATACCCTACAACAGCCACAAAGAACGCTTGTTTTTTCTATCATTGCACTGAAAAAGGTAATCATTTTTTCTCGTTGGAAGAAAAATACGGGAATGAGATTAATTGTCAAGTACTTGTTGCCTTGTTCCGCTATGTTCTACATGCCGTTCATTAACTCTGTAAAATTTATTTTTGCAACCAAAGAAATGAGTTATGAATCAGGCAGATGTAAAGGTGTCGTTCTACCTCAAAAAGAGCGAAGCAGATGCCAAAGGGAACTGCCCCGTAATGGCAAGGTTGAATGTCGGCAAGTATTCAGAAGCGGCATTCAGCGTTAAGATGTCTGTGCCACATACAATGTGGCACTCAGGTCGTGCTACGGGCAAGAGTGTCGCAGCACGCGAAATCAACCGTCAGTTAGACGAGATCAGAGCCTCGGCTCTACATATCTATCAAGAACAATCGGCAATACGAGAAGGAGTAAGTGCCGAAGATGTCAAGTGCCTGCTTTTGGGTATGGCTTCGAGGCAGCAGACCTTGATGAGTTATTTCCGCGCCTTTATCAAGAACTTCGAGAAACGTGTAGGTGTGAATCGTGTCGCAGGTTCTCTTCGTGCTTACAAGTATGCCTATATGCATGTAGAGAAATTCCTCAATGAGAAATACAAACTGCCAGATATTCCCTTTACGGCACTCGATCGTTCGTTTATTGAGAAATATGATCTTCACTTACGAACAGACTGCCATTTGGCTCTTGGTACGATAGTCCATCTTACAACCTCTTTTAGAACCATTATCAATGAAGCCGTAGCAGATGGTATTCTTACTTTCAATCCATTCTGGGGTTACGAGCCTGAACGCCCACAGCGTGAACAGAAGTATCTCACGGCAGAGGAATTAGAGTTGATTATGACAACACCATTGCATAATGCAAGACTTTACATCGTCAGAGATTTATTCTTGTTCTCCTGCTACACCGGAATATCTTATGGAGATATGTGTATGTTGACCAAAGAAGATTTGGTAACGGATGAAAACGGCACGCTCTGGATACGGACCTCCCGTAAAAAGACCAAGGTTGAGTATGAGGTTCCGCTCCTTGAGGTTCCCTTACATATACTTAATAAGTATCGTGATGTAGAGCCCAATGGAAAGCTGTTGCCTATGTACAGCAATTCAGACGTAAATCTTTCCCTAAAAAAGATTGCCGCAATATGCGGTATCAACCGTAGAATCGTCTTTCATGCGGCCAGACATACATACGCTACAGAGATTACTCTCTCGCATGGTGTACCATTGGAAACGGTCAGCAAGATGCTGGGACATACACGGGTGGATACCACTCAGATTTATGCCAAAGTAACCGATGAAAAGATTGATGCTGACACTAAAAGGCTCGACAGCAAGATTAGTGAACGCTTTACAATCGCCATTTGAAACCATTAAAGCGACTAAATATGAGAACAGACAAGAATACAGAGAATCAGAACACGAAGCGTCGCAGTACCTTCGCCATATTGTTCTACATCAACCGCACGAAAGTACGCAAGGATGGTATGTGCCAACTATTGTGTAAAGTTAGCATTGATGCTGAATGGGAACAAATCGGTACGAAAGTATCGGTGAATCCTTCTATCTGGAATCCCGATAAGGGTCGTGCCGATGGTCGTAGCGAAAATGCCGTAACGGTAAACAGAGCCATTGACGAACTTACCAAGGGGATAACCGAACACTATAATCATATCAAGAAGAGTTTAGGCTTTGTTACCGCAGAACTTGTCAAGAACGCAGTCAAGGGTATCGGCCAAAAGCCTGTAACATTGCTTGCCCTCTTCCGTGAACATAACGAGGAGTTCAAGAAGCGTGTTGGCGTGGATAGAATCAAGGAGACCTACGATTGTTATCAACGCTCATACAAGCACCTTGCAGCGTTTATTCAGGAGAAACGAGGTGTGGAAGATGTCACATTGCGAAGCCTTGACAAGGTGTTCTATGACGACTTTGAGATATTCCTGCAAAGCGATTGTCGTCTAAGTCCCAAGACGGTACACGAACATTTGTATAGACTGAAAAAGATGACAATGCGAGCCGTCAGTCAAGGCACTTTGCGTAGAGATCCTTACTGTCGACTACATCCACCGTTGCCTAAGCGCAAGAGCCGACATATGAAGTTGGAGGATCTTAAAACCTTGATGTCAACGCCTGTAGATAAGCCTCAATTGCAACGGGTACGCGATTGGTTTATCTTCTCGACTTTTACAGGATTGGCATACGCTGATTTAAGACGGTTATCCGTGAACGATATAACACAGGCAGAAGATGGCAGCTGGTGGATACACATCAAGCGTAAGAAGACTGACACACTATCATCTATTCGTCTGTTGGATATACCACTTCGGATTATCGAAAAGTACAAGCATGAGCGGCAAAGTGATAAGGTATTCAATACCTGGGATCGAAACTATATGTCAATGCTAATGCAGGAGTTGAGTGAGGTGTATGGCTTTCATATTACCTACCACAAAGCTCGTCATAATTTCGGAACGCATATTACTTTATCGCTGGGTGTACCTATTGAGACGGTAAGTAAGATGATGGGACATACCTCCATCACCACCACACAGATTTATGCCCATGTTACGGATAAGAAGGTTGATGAGGATATGAAACGCTTGCGTGAGGTTACAGCAGACAAGAAGATAGAACTCGCAGATGAGGGTCTGAAGTTTGAGAGATGTATCAAATGGAAGCGGACAACAGTATAAAAACAATAGCAACGGCCTCAAATCGGGGTCGTTGCTATTGTTTAGGGTCATACCCATCGCTGTTCCTCTACGCAGCGTTTATGGGAATCATTGAGAATCTTTTCAATCTCAGACTCCTTGTAAAGAGCTTTGCCCTGAACAAGGTAGTAAGGTATTGCACCTGCCGAGCGATACTCCTGCAATGTGCGGCGGCTCACTCTGAGTATCTTGGAGAGTTCCTCATCAGTCAGAAACCTCTCATTGTTCAATGTAGGTTGTACCAGAGTCTCCGTCTTTTGAAGAATTTTGTTTACTCGTCTCAAACGCTCAAGTATCTCCGCGATATGCGGGTCAGTCTTGTCTATAAAAAAGCTGCTCATGGTCTTTTCTTTTTAATGGGGTGATAAGTGCTGTCAATGAATCTCTGAATATCCTCGGGTTTGTAGAATATCTTGTGCTTTATGCGTGCAAACGGTATCAAGCCCTTCTCTCGGTACACTTGCAGTGTTCGTTTCGAGATGCGGAGTATCTGACACACATCCTGGTTATCCATCCAGTTCTTTAGGCCAAGATCCTGATTAGGTCGGCATAGTCTGTTCACTCTATCCTCAAACTCGTTGAAGTGGCTGCATATCTCATCAAATGCCTTCTTATCTATACATACGATTTCCATATTCCATACTTGTTTTGAGGTTAGACATTGGGATTATTTCTCATGCTTGCCGGAAGTGGCAAGCCCTTCTGCTCGAAGAAGTCCTTGACCTCGGAAGCCTTGTAGTATGTGCGTCCGTCAATCATATAGTAGCGGATAAGTTTCTTCTGGCGGTAGCGAGCAAGGGTACGGTGAGTCACGCCAAGCAGTTTGCTCAGGTCGTAGTTATCCAGCAGGGTATCGCCATCGAGACACTCCTTCATCTTGTTCTGTCGCTCCAGCATCTTCTCAATCTTATCGAAGCGTTCCATCAGTTTGTAGAACATCGCATGGGCGGTTTCATTATTTATCTGTAACATCGTATAATCTGTTTAAGTGTAAATAATCGGGTTACTACACCGTGTTGCGCAACAGGTTATACTATCTAAAGGGCATTTGGCGTGCCAACGACATGAAATGACATAAAAAGACACCGATACAGCATTGTGTATCAGTGAAATAAAAATTTTCAGCGTAAAAATCGGGGCTTTTTAAAGTATTGCAAAATGCAAGACTTTTTCGCAATCTGCTATTGCAAAATGCAAGAGTTGCGATAGATGATGCGTGTTATTCCGTTAGGGAAGGTTGTGGTCTTATGAACATTCCAACGGCTCGGAGTAAGGTCATCGAATACGGGTGTACCTTTGCCGAGAATAAGTGGCAGAGTATAGACGACCATCTCATCAATAAGGTTGTAGCGTGATAGTCCACGCATAAACTCTATGCTCTGCGTGTCGGATATTTCAGCGATGTAGATGTCGGATCTGTTCTTGTCGGAGTCTCTTTCAGCAAGCAGGTCAAGCAACGGATAGTTTGGTACAAGACGGTAGATGCTACGCTCGTGCCAATAAGGAAAACCCTTTGAGTCGTTCAACACCCACTGCATCAGGTTCTCGTCAGCTTTCGGAAGAAAGCCGTCCATTGTCACTGCTGTTATGATCTGAATCTTTGCCATATCGTTACCTCCGTTCAAAAAAGAAGCGTGGTCATCACGCATCTAAACAGAGGCTCTGGCAAGCCCAAAGTGATACACGCGATGCCACGCTATGCATACGCATAGCATAAGCATTACGCAATTCATCACTTTAACTTCCACTGCCAGATTTCTGTTTAGGATTCTTGCGAACTTATGTTATGTAAACGGACAGAGACCATTAATGTTCTGTCACGATATTTCAATTTTACGGCTCAAAGATACAACTTTTTGCCGATACGCGGTTCATATTACCCCCACAATCATCATTTTATGCCGTACTTTTTCATCTTACGGTATAGTGTAGATGAGTCTACATTGAGCATTTGAGCCGCTTTTGTCTTAACACCACCACACGACTGCAAGGCTCTGATGATGCTCTGTTTCTCCAGTTCCTCGTCCTTTAACGGAAGCAGTGGAGCCTCCGAAGCATCTGTTTGTATTGCAGGAGTAATGTTCAAATCCGCATAGTCAATGAGCGTATCTTTGGCCATCAATACCGCTCGTCTAATCTTGTTCTGCAACTCCCTGATGTTACCTGACCAGGAGTGTGAGAGCAACAACCGTTCCGCTTCAGCCGTGAAGCCCGTTCTTTTCCTATGAAGCTCCGCCGAATATTTCTCGCGGAAGAAGTTGGCAAGCGGGAGTATATCTTCGGGACATTCACATAGTGATGGTTGGTGTATCTCAAACTCACCTAAACGGTGATACAGATCCTCACGGAAACGACCGTCAGCAATAGCCTTCTCCATATTCTCGTTGGTGGCGGCAACGATACGCACATCTGCCACACGCTCCCTGCTTGAGCCGACAGGCATGAATGTCCCCTCCTGCAATACACGAAGCAATGAGGATTGCATTTCAAATGGCAAAGTGCCTATCTCATCAAGGAATAGCGTACCACCTTTGGCGGCATCGAAGTAACCTCCCTTATCAGTGTCTGCACCCGTAAATGCTCCTTTCGTATGTCCGAAGAACATCGAGGCGGCAAGTTCACGAGGTATCGCTCCGCAGTTCACCGCCACGAAAGGCATATCCTTACGGGTGCTGTGGAAGTGAATGCTTCGGGCGATGGACTCTTTACCCGTACCATTGGCTCCGAGTATCAATACCGTTATGTCCGATGAGGCAACGATTTCGGCAAGATGCTCCGCCTCCCTTGCCTTTGGACTTATACGCTTGAATAGTTCCTTCTCCTTGCTGCGCATCGTTGCTATGGGCTTCAGCAGTTCCTTGACCATCTCCACCAGCTGCTCGTGATATACAGGCTTGGAAAGATAATCTTTTGCACCTATCTTGATAGCCTTGACAGCATCGGTAATGGAGGTATATTCGGTCATTATCACAAATGGAATATCCATCTTCTCCTTGCCAATCCATTCAAGGAGGTGTATGCCGTCGCCTTGTGGCAGACGCACATCTGAAAGTATCAGGTCGAACTGTTCCTTGCGTAGCAGTTTGTGGGCAAAGGGCTCATTCATAGCCGTAGCTACTGAATATCCTTCACGCTCCAGCCAGTCTTTCTGTATATGCGAGAGGGCTATATTATCCTCTACTATCAGTATCCGTTTCTTCATCGGCTATTCTCTCTATCTCTTTACGGGCATCCTCCATTAGACGCTCTATGTGGGTTATAATCTGTCCTGTATGTACCAATAATGCCTGAATATCATTATCCTGTTCCTTCAATGCCTTGCGGTATGCAAGGAGTGTGTTCTCCATTGAGAGCATCTCCCACATCGGCATCATACGATGTACGACATTACGCATGGACTCCACCTTCTCTGTTGTCATCGCAATCTTCAAATCCGTCATATCCTTCTCACAGCTCTCCAGCAGTAATCTCAATACCTTCCTTTTGTCTGTAACCTCAGCAAGCAGTCCGGAGAAATCAGCACTTTCGTTCTGTTCCCTCTCCTTGACTACGGAGGCGAGGTGTTGCAGCAGGTCTACCATGGAGAACGGCTTGAAGATACAGCCGTCAAAGCCAGCATCCAGCAGAGCCTGTCTGTCGCCATCCTCTCTGGCGGTCATCGCCACCACCGGTACGGTTCGGGAATTGCCTATGCGTGATTTACGCAACAATTCCAAGACTCTGTAACCATTGGTGTCGGGCATCTGAATGTCGGTCAGCACAAGGTCGTAGTCCTTATTTCTAATCTCCTCAAAGAGTTCTTTGGCATTGATGCAGGTCTTGCACGAGACACCGTTACGCTCCAGCATCTCCTTGATTACCTCCAACTGCAAGGTATCATCGTCAATGGTGATTACGCTGCCAGGCAGGTGATGCGAGATATCATCCATTACCGTTTCCTCTTCCACACTCTCATCGGTTACAGGCAGAGGCAATTTAACAATGAAGATCGTTCCTGCACCTTGCTTGCTCTCCACCTCAATCGTTCCACCAAGCAGAGTGACAAGACCTTTGGTGATAGGCAGACCAAGACCGTAGCCATCGGCATTATTCTCATTTGTAGCACGCTCGAATGGTACATATATGCGTTTCATCATATCTTCGGAGATGCCGACTCCCGTATCGCTTACCTTCATTGTCAGCCAGCCATTCTCATACGAAGCCTTGAAACATACATTTCCCTCGGATGTGAATTTGACAGCATTGGTGATGAGATTGTTGATGATACGCTCTATCTTGTCCTTATCACCCTTTACCGTGACATTTGTATTTGTGTTGCGATGCTTGAATTGCAGTCCCTTCTCCTTTATCAGGTGTGATACGCTGTCGGCTATTCTCTCCAACGACTCGGACAGGTGGAACGGAACGGGATTCGGAGTCTCCTTGGCTTCATCCAGACGATAGACATCAAGGAGGTTATTTACAAGGTGCAGGACATGCTTGCATAGAATGGTAATGTTCCTGAGCTTGTGGTTGCGTCTCTTCTTGTCCCTCATATCCATAGCCAGCTCTGCGTTACCGCTGATACCGTTGAGCGGGCCACGGATATCGTGCGATATGGTCATGATGATCTTGTTACGCATTTCAAGCAACTCGGCATTTTTGCAGTTGCTTGCCTCCAATTTGCGGCGACCACGCTCTTTACGCCCGTAGTCACGCATAATTACGATGTATGAGAGCAGCAGAGCAAGGAAGATGAAGGCTGTTATACCTCCCAACCATACTTTTGTCCGTTCACGGGTCTCAATGATCTGTTGCTCACGCTCTTGCAGGTCTGTCGTGACACGCTCATCCATTGCAGCAATTAGACTCTTCAGACGTTGGTTGATGTTGAGATTACGCTGTGCCAGACTATCTGCCGTTTCGGATAGTTGCCTGCTCTGCTCGGACTGTTTCCTGATGACATCACGATTGAGGGTGTAGAGTTTCGTGGAAGTTGTGGATTGAGGCGGAGTCTTCTCCTTTTTCTTGAAGAGTCCCAAGAAACCACCTTTCTTCTTCGGGGGCTCCTGCGTACTCTCATAAGCGATGACGGGGACACGCTCGGCAAGTTCTTCGCCAAGTTCAACCTGTTTTTCAAAGAGTTGGAAGATATTGAATAGTTGGATTTCCTTCTCTGCCATCAGATGCCGCAGACTATCTATTCGTTCTCCCGAATAGTAGTTCTTGAACTCGCAGAGAATGCTGTCGACCTCCATGCGTTTGGCACGGTAGAGTGCGGTGTCTGCCTCCTCCCATTCGAGGATCGTCTCACCGAACATCGTGAGGTCGAGCATATGCACGTATGCTTCATGTACATTTTGTCGGAGTCGGTGAATCTCTTTCACTTCACGCTCCAATCTGTTCATCTGTCGCCACTCGTGCAGGTACGTATATACGATACCACCAATTAGGGCGACAATAATAGTATAGCCAATGGCTATCTTCCTTTCTATTTTCATTGCGTCCTATATTTAAGTCGGGTTAGTCCGATCTGTTTATCATATATGCCTTGGCCACAAAATTACTAATAAAGCAAAAAATTAAGGCGACTTTATCATTTCTTAATAGCTGTTCAAGGCTGTGACATAATATAAAACGCTAAAAATGTTGGCTATATTGTTATAAAAGTGGGCGATAGCATAAAAAAAGCCATCATATTTGTGTGAATATGACAGCTACTATTGATTATACCATTATCGGATTGACCTTCATCGTACTGAGGTTAAGATAGAGTCCGTGATGCTCTATCATACCATGTCGGAACATCTTCCAGAGGATATTGCAGCCAAGCTGTGCCAATGTGGAGTTGATGAACAAGTCCTGCTTCTCCAATGCCTCGGCAAGTGAACAGCTCGGACCAGAGTCCTCTTCTTTGATTCGGGCATACTTCACAAGTTTGGTAATGACCTTTAATGACGGTACGGTCTGATAAATTTGTGAGGTGGGTTGCTTTATCTTCTTTGGAATACTGCCTAAGACGACCTGTCCCGATGTTTGCGTATTGCCTAAGTCAAGCCAATACAGAGGTGTCTGATAGTTGGTGTAGTTGCACGCAGGCACAGCCTTGAGGATATTCCAAAGGTCTATTCGTGATTTGATGTTATCCGTACAGGTTATGGTTATATTGGCAAGATGTTCCTGTCGAACATCTTTCATATTGGAGGGATAGAATGCCGGCACAGCCTTCCAGTCATTCCCGAAGAAGTTGTTGATGCGTGTTATCAGGCAATTCGCCTTATTCAGCCCCAAGTCGGAATACCCGAAGAGTTGTCGTCCTATGTTGGCTTCAGTTACAATATCGGGATCATATAGTGTTACGAATAGTCCCGGATGTCCGAGGGCACGAAACGTTACATCCAATCGTGCAAGGTTTGTCAATACTTGTGAGCCTGTACCTCCACCACCTATAAGGTTTACCGTTACGGGGTGTTGTGGTACGAGCAGATAACTGTCGGTATAATGTACTCTTTTCATCGTAGTATATCTTTAAGTTTCAAATTCTTTAGAGGCTTTAACTCTTCGAGGTTGAAGGGAGCATCCTTTGCCGCCTTTGTTACGAGAACAAGGTTACTCTTTGTGGGATTTCCGTTACCTCCGAGATGTGAGAACTCCGTGAGCCAGAATTTCTTCTCCCAATACTCAAGTAATTTGTCGTAGGTAATCTCTGTCGGCTTGTCAATCTTTGCCGAGCCGAGACAGACGCTTGAACCCGTGACATTGAAGAACGGAGCAGCGTAGAGTTCCGTTTCGGGCTTCAGCTCCTTGTCTATGTATGCGTAGATATTCATACGCTCATCGCGCACCTCATAGATGACACCGGGCAGGTTGTACTCGGCATTCTCAATATGTAGCGACTCCTTGAAGAACATCATACGCTTTTGTGGCGGGTTGTACCAGATATATTTCTCGTAGCCCTTACGAGTATCACTCCATAGCATATTTGTTGGGATGCGACCATGCGGTGTGCTGCTGTGCCTTTCGGAATACCCCTTTATCAGTTCGTTGATGAAGTCCACCGTTACGGGACGGCCTTCGCTCATGGCTCCCTCATTATCTATGCTCCTTACTTCAAGGAAGTATGTATCTCCTCCATCTGTGGAGTATGCTATCAATGCCGCACGGGGGCGCAGCATTGTATTTATCTGCTTGGTAAGTTTATTGGTATCCATAGTGATTATCGTATGTAGTGAATAAAATCATCTGCCCACTTGAAGAACCTTTCGGGGTAGGTATCTTCAAGTGTAAAAACCTTGTCGGTCTTTGGAGAGACGGCAAAGGTTGATGCAGGAATAATATCGTATGACTCCTGACGGGAGGAATTATAGAAGTCGATAAGGTGTTCCGTCATTATATCATCGCTGTCATAGACAACTCTTATCTGCTGTTCGAGTGTCATCGGCAGATAATCGGGCTCCTCGTCATAGAACGGGTCATAGCCATAGTACATGATGGCTTTATCCGTCTTTATGAACTCAAGTCCTCTTCTCAGCAGTTCGATAAGACCTTGTTCAAAGCCATTCTTACACTCATATTCTTCTATGGCTTTCGGCAGGTTCTTGTAATAGGACTTTCGCCACACCCTGTCGAGGAGTTTATATGCTCTACCATCCTTGTATGATTTCACGAGCTTTTCCCTCGCTCGCCTCTCTTTGGCATCTTCATCCTCATAGCAGCCTTCAGTCAGCATATCCATAGCCCAGTCCATATCATCCTCATCGTTGATAGTGGTTATACCGTTCTCTTTCATAAAATTATGATAGAATGTGATGACAATGCGTCTGAGTGTGGGATTCAGTTCCTCCACGAACTTTACAGGGAAGTAGTACAGTGTGTACTCACCCCAAGTATGTGTGTTCCACACATTGAAGTATAGACAGCCATTGTCATCTTCGAGGTTGAGATACATACCGCTTTTATTTACGAGGTCGTTCATCTCATTGTAGAGATTGACAATACCTTCACCGATAGTTCTGCCTGGCGTATGCTCCGCCTTTACATTCATCAATTCGGCATAGCGGAAATAAGAATCACGCAGGTATTCGTAATTCTCCTGCGTGATTAGGTTATAACTGTTTCCACAATAGCTCTCCCTCATAATAGTCTGTGGTGCTATGGGAAGAATAGGTGTCTTTAGAAAAGAATTACGGCACCCGTTGGCGCCGTAACTCTCTCTACTCTTGTCACACCGTATCGTACCTCCCGCTTGGTCGATGCGATTATCATCCTTGCGAGCTGTTCCGACTGATGTTCGTCCAATGGTCTGCATGACTTCTTCTTTTTAGTGTCCTTACTCATAGTTATCATCCTTTTGTTCCGATGGTTGTCTTGAACTCGTACACAGCCTTGTCATCCTTGATGGTCGGGCCGTGTACGGTTGCGGTGGTCAGTTCCGGATAGATGTTCGAGTAGAAGCTCATCACACTCTCCGGAGAGTCGTTCGGATTGGGATCAGGAAGTGTAATCATCTCTGTACCTTTCTTAAAGGTGAATGATCGCTGCATTTCGTTTCTTAAAAGTGCCATAGTCTTAAACTGTTTGGGCGTATGCCTGTGAATAATGATTTTCTAACATTGACTGAGGGAAGTCGGGATATTCCTCATAATCCTCGGGGCGGTATGCAGGGCCTTCGTGCATATATGCCTGCTGTAACTCTTCAGGCATAGGAGGCTCTTCATGATGTGGGAACATCGGAATCTCACCCTGCGGATAGTGAGGATGCTGCTGTCCTACATTTTGAGGAGGATAACCGCCTTGTGGCACGGTGAACATAGGCTGCCCGCCATACTGAGGCTGTGGAGGTTGCTGAACAGGTCGCTGTATCGGCTGCTGCACGGGACGCATTACCGTCTGTTGTGGCTGTGGCGGCATCTGTCGTGGTGCTGCCTGCGGCTGTATAGTCTGCTGTGCAGATTGCGGTGCCACATTCTGCGGTTGTGCCACTTGTGGAGCAGGTGCAGGAGTCTCTTCCATCATCTCGAAGAGCGAGCCTTGGTTCATCGCCTTCTTCTGTGCGGCAATCTTCTCATCTACCTCCTTCTGCTTGTCGGCAGTGGCATACATACGAGCCTGCTGAAGTGCGGTGATGGCATCCTTATGATTCTTGGCAGTGATCAGCTCCTCTGCCTTCTTCATATGCTTCTCGTACTTCTCACGCTTCTCCTTCTCCTCTTTGGTCTCCTTAGCCTTGGCATCCTTTGCCGCCTTGCTGTTGGCAGCGGCCTTGTCTGCCTGCTTCTCGAACTCCATCAAATTGGAGATAAGTCCCGTAGCCTTGCGTATAGGCTGCATGATGTGTTGCAGGAACTCTGCATCCATCTCTTCGGGAGTACCAGTTAGTGTCAGCGGAATGATGTGGTTTGCAGCCTCATCTTTCAGCCCATTAGCCTTCGGCAGTGTTGATACAGTAAGTTGTCCGTTCGCTTTGCGGATGACCAGAGTCAGATCTACGCTCTCGGTCATCATCTGTGAAATTGATGTGAAAAACATAACTTTATGATTTAATGTTAATACTGATTGATTTTCTTGTGATGTTCACTGGTTGAAGAACTCTGCAAGCAGTCTGTTACGGTCAGGGTGCTTGCTTATCTCCAGAATGGGATTGAGCAGCTCCGATATATGTACCGGACCTCGTGAGCCTCTTGGCGGCAACTTGATTTCAGGTTCAGTGACCGTTACTCTTCTTCTACGTACCACAGGCATCTGCATCGGTGCCATCGGTACACTTGCGATGATTGCTTGATTCATAGCTTTATCTTTTATTATATGGTTAATACTCGGACTTTGGCAGTCCGTTGAACTACGAGGGCGTTAAGGCTAATGCTTCCGGTAAGGCAAGGTTTTCGGGGAAAATACCGCAGCACGGCGAGGATGATTTTCTCCGAAACCACCTGTGGCCCGACCTTGCTGTCCGATAAGAAGCATTGGCCAACTTTGCCCTGTAGTTCATCGGCTTGCCAATGGCTGGTATTTTCTCTATCCCTTTCTTCATTCATATCCTCATTCTTGAATCGTCCACCTACAAAAAGAGCCGTCCGAGAAGGACAGCTCCCATAACCCATATCGCAATATATCTGCTTATATGTTGTATGTCGATGACAAGACCTTTTCATTGCTTTAAGAGTTAGAAGACCAAGAAACTGAGTATGGCAAAGAGGATTAATGCTGCCATTACGATGCAGGCAATCTTGTATATGAATCGGAAGAAGCCAGGGAAACATACGATGGCTACCGCAGCCCATACGGGTGATACACCTCGTGTATAGAGATAGCTGAAACCTAATGCTGCTACTACGGCTAAGAGTATCATACCTATCCACTTCATTCTCTTTCTTACGGTCGGGTCATTTGTTTTCATATCCTATATTATTTAGTGGGAACAGTCGTTCCCGATTTCGTGGGCTTGGATGTGAATCGCCTCCACCTGCAAGGTTTTCGGGAAAAATACCGCAGCCGTGCGAGGATGATTTTTGCCGAAACCGCCAGCGGCACGACCTTGCGGGGTGGAATGAGGGCGGTTCACTACCTTTGCCTACGAATCGGGATGACTGACATCATCTTTTCTTACCTCTCTTCTTGTCGGGAAATGCCAGCGTTACATTGAACTCATCGTCAAAGGCTACGGCGGCATCGAAGGAGTTGCCTTTCTTTCCCTTGAATCCCTTGATCAGCTTGGTTGTTCCCGATGAGAGCAACTGCTCTAGATGCTGCTCGTTAAGCTCCTTGTTCAGTACCTTGCGGAATACAAGCAGACCGCAATCCGGATTGTCGCACTTGGCGACCTTCGGGCGTATCATCACTTTGCCTGTACCGCATTTGGGGCAAGGGAGGGTACGCTGTTTGGGTGCAGGGAATTTCAGTCCTAGTACCTCGCGTGTTACCTGCGAGGTAAAACTCTCGATGGAGTGCATAAAGGAGCGTGTCTCCAAAGTATGCTGCTCTATTTGAAGGAGCGTCTTCTCCCAACTGCCTGTCAGTTCCACATTGGCAACCTGCATATCCTTGACTGCCTCGTAGATATAGAGTCCCTTCTCAGTAGGTACAAGCGCTTTGCCTGAACGCTCGATGTAGTCGCGCTTGAAGAGTGTCGTGATGATGGCGGCTCGTGTGGCAGGTGTTCCGATACCCAGTTCCTTCATTGCCTCCTTAGCCTTCTCATCGGTGATGTTCCTGCCGCAAGTCTCCATAGCGGCAAGGAGTGTCGCTTCAGTGTATAAAGGTTTCGGCATAGTCTTACGCTGTGCTGTGCCATAGCCCGTAACGGGTATCTGCTCACCCTCGGCGAAGCGTGCCGTACCCTTGTTGGCTTCAGTCTCGTCCTTCTCGGCATCCTCCTTACGGGCAAAGACTGCACGCCAGCCCGGATTGACGATGGTGGTAGAGCGTGAACGGAACTTCATATCCTCGGCAGTCGCCTCCATTACCAATGATTCCTTCTCGCAGCGTGGCGAGAACGCTTCAAGCATACGCCCTGCAATCATCGTATAGACAATCTGCTCGTGGGTGTTCAGTTCCTCAGGCTCTACGCCTGTGATGATGAGTGCGTGGTGATCCGTCACCTTGTCATCATCTACACTACGCATATTCAGATGCTCGAAGTCGAAACGCTTGCCATACTCCTTGAACTCGGGCATAGTGGCAATCTTCCAAAGGGAATCATAGACCTGCTCCATCAAATCGTGCGAGATATATCTGCTACCCGTTCTCGGATATGAGATATACTTCTTCTCATAGAGAGCCTGTGCCACAGAAAGGGTTTTCTCCGCACTCATATCGTGATGCGTGTTGCAGTCCTTCTGCAATGTGGTAAGGTCGTACAGAAGCGGAGCCTGCTGGTAGGTGCGCTTGCGCTCCACCTTCGTGATGAGTGCCGTTGAGTCGGGCGAGAATCGTGAGTGTGCCGCCTCTGCCTGCTCCTTGCTCTTGAAGTCCTCGATATGTGCGAACTGACGGAACTCGCCCAGATGCTCAAGGGTGATGTGCAGTTGCCAATAAGGTGTGGAAACGAAGTCGCGATTCTCCTTGTAGCGACTGCATATCATCGCCAGCGTAGGTGTCTGCACTCGTCCGAGGGAGTTGTTGGGCATACCCGAAGCCAAAGCCAATGCACGGCTGGCATTCATACCCACGAGCCAATCAGCCTTTGCACGACAGTCGGCAGCGTGGTAGAGACTATCGTAAGCCTCGCCATCCTTGAGGTTGCTCATACCTGCACGGATAGCCTCGTCCGTGAGTGAGGAGATCCAAAGACGCTTGAAGGGCTTAGTATATCCGAGATAATGGTAGATGTATCGGAAGATAAGCTCACCCTCTCGCTTATCACAACTTTAAATAATCGCGAAGGGGAACTTATCTTCCGCTGGATATACGACTTTCTGGGCTGCACGAAACCGTTCAGACGCCTGTGGATCTCCTCGCTTACTGACGAGGCCATACGAAAAGGTCTGGAGGAACTGAAGGACGGCTCGGAATACGACAGCCTGTATACCGCCGCCGACAGCCGCGCGAAGGCAGACTGGCTGGGGGG